GGATCATAATTCACGCTTCATCGTCCACATCACGTTAGTCACCTGACACAGAGGGGCTAAGTTTATCTGGCAAGATTCACCCCAACCGGTAGGCGGCCTGATATGTTAGTCAACCAGTTGTCTCCATGTAATCGTCTTTCCACGTCGTGCTCCCAATGCACCGTACTGGAGATATGCCTACCACTTGGTTTGACAAACGAGGAAGCCGAGCGATTAGACAAGCTTATCGTCCAGCGCTTCAAGGTCAAAAAAGGCGCGGCACTCTACCGCATTGGTGATCCTTTGCGTTCGCTGTATGCGGTGCGTATAGGTTCATTCAAGACCAACGTTCTTTCGATCGACGGACGTGAGCAAGTCACCGGATTCCAGATGCCCGGTGAAATACTTGGCTTAGATGCCATCAGTACAGACGTGCATAACTGTAATGCGTTTGCATTGGAGGACAGCGAAGTCTGCCCTATCCCCTTCACTCAACTGGAGAGACTTGCCCGGGAGCTGCCATCACTGCAGCACAACCTAAACAAGATACTTAGTCGAGAAATCGTACGCGATCACGACATGCTGATGATGCTGGGTAACATGAACGCCGATGAGCGCCTGGCGGCCTTTATGCTGGACCTGTCGCAACGATTGAGTATCCGTGGTTATTCATCCAGACAGTTCGTCTTGAAAATGCGTCGCGAAGAAATCGCCTCCTATCTGGGGCTTCGCCTTGAGACCGTTTGCCGGGGCCTCAATCATCTACGGGAACAGAGCTTGTTGATTGTGGCAAGACGTGACGTCAAAATTTTGAACATGGAGGGACTTAAGCAACTGATAGCGGGCTGTAATCGCCACCGGATCTAACACCAGTACTTTTTCAATAACAGTCACTCACTTTAGTTCTACGTTCCCCCTTTATAGGGGGGACGACGACGGACAGTGGCGTCTGGCAGCTTGATCAATGATCTGGCTATCCAACGATGGTCGGTGGATCCCCGTACAGAGGTCAATGTAGTGAATTCCCATCGCAGCCTTACGCACCTGACAACAAAAGTCGGTAGCTACTCTTAGAGAAGGACATCGTCGTTTTCTGCCGTCTCGCGACGGGCAGAAAACGGCCAAATTCCCCAAATCAAAACGGATGCTTACCAGCCTACCTGTGGAACTAGGGAAGATTCACCAGAATACGCCCTTTTGTCGACTATGAAGCCAGGTTGCTAGGGGCCCAATCACCTCATGAAACGCTCGCTACCCACGTTTATTCAGCCCATATCTCTGAGGACTGCTAAATTTCAATAAAAGGGGGGCCACCTGGTAGCGATCTGAGGTGAGTCATGAACGATGAGTTTAAGGTTCAAGAACTGAAGGCTTGGATGTTGATGTATCAGGACAAAATCTACAAAGAGGGCTCTCCAAGCATCCACTTATCGGCGCTGATGGCACGGGCTGATGGCATGGTCAACACCAATCTCATCACGTGGGAAGAGTGGCGAGAGCTCGAATTTTTGGCGAATGCTTTGTATCAACTGACGATAGAAGCAAATGGACTTCTGAAAGGAGGTCTGAATGACGATTGATTACACTGCAGGAGCACGCGCATGGATTGCCTGATATGTGGAAACAAGCGTTCTCGTATTGTGTCCTCCGGCGTCTGGACGGAGTTTCATTGTCCTGAGTGTGGTACTGGCCGCATAACAATCGCGCTTCTTAATTTGATGATGCTGCAAAGAGCTCGGTTTGATGTGTCCCTGAGTCGAAAATGGATTGCAGAACGACAGAAGTTCGACCCGCTCCCTATCATGCAAGCCACAGATCTCCCATTTTTGATAATCCCCTGACTGCTGCTGGCCGATTTATGCCTGTCGCCACCGGCAGCTATGGGTCCAGAGTGTGTAAAAACGCTTCGCCAAAATTGAAGTGTGCGCGTCTACGTTCAGTCTGAAGTTTATTGGCCCGTCAGCAGATGTGGATTTCGCATAGAAGCGCGATTTCCAGTCCGGTTTTGAGTGCCTGTTGCGCTGAAAAACGTTTTTACACAGCCTCGGCCGGTTTCTGCCTCTCGCGACGGGCAGAAAACGGCCAAAAGCCGACGTTCCGGTCTTCGCCATACGTTTTCCTGCAAGCTCATGACAGTTGCATTGCGTGAATATGTTTTACAACTCGGCTTATCAGTGGATCGCCGAGCAGATGGGCCATACCAACAGCAACATGATCCGTCAGCACTACGGGACGAGGATCAATGAGGACGGACCGGATGTGGTGGGCATGTTGCAACTGGCCTTGAAGCTGTCCCCGGCTACAGCTCCACACTGAATTCGCTCAGGCCCACGCTTTCGGCAAAGCGCCCCACCGCCGTCAGGCTGGCCCAGGTGCGTAGCGGCTCACGGCGGGAGCGCACCGACACCCAGCGCGCACCGCTGCCACCCAGGCGAATCGACAGCCCCCAGCTCGACCGGCCATCGACCTTGGCCACCAGGCATTCACGCACGGCGTGTTGTTGCACCAGGTGCACCAGAGCGTCTTCGTGAATGTCCTCGCCGATCACTGCTCATGCTCCAGGCGCCGCGCCGTCGCCGCGTTGTCGAAGGCCACATACAACGCTTCCAGGCTTGCCGGCTTCAGTGCCTTGCCCTTCTCCAGACCCAGGATAACCCCTTCGGCGCGATCAGCGGCGCTGAACAGATCGTCCGCCGTGCTCGCCTGCTGAATGCGGCCCAACAGTTTCAGCGCTTGGGCGCGCACTGCGTGCGGCAGGTTCGGCGCGGTCAGTGGGTCGTGTGTCTCGCTAGGGTCTCGGCCGATCATGGTCGGCGGCCCAGGCGCTGATAGGCGGCCTGTTCGGCCCGATGCACCGCCGCGATCATGGCCCGGTAGGATTCGGTGCCTATCAACCCGGCGGCCTGCAGGGCCAGGGTGAAGCCGAGGGCGTGGGCGATGTGGTGCCGGATAATCGGGACCGCCAGATACTCGCCGATGCGCTCTAGCTCGGTTTCCCAAGCCTGTTGCAGCGACGGGGTCGGCAGGCGCAGCGGCCGCGGGTCGTTTGGGGTCGGTTCGTCTGAGTGGCGCATGGGGCAGTTCCAGGGCGAGTGAGGGGCGGTCAGTGCGTAAAACCAGACATAGGAGGCATGGTAGACCAGCCCTCGGGGGGCTGGTGTCAGTGGCCCATCAAAAAGGCCCTCACACCTGGCTCAAGTGTGGGGGCCTGTTGAACATAAACGGCGATCTATGTATCAGTCGCCGTGATGACTCACTCAGCGCAGAAGGGATCTGCTTAACGTTTTCCGCAGGTAGCTTGCTGACGAAGGGCACAAATGCTTGAACTGAGCTGTCTGGGAAATTGCGACAGGTGCCTTATCCCTATCAAGCCGTTCGTACCCGTTGGCCGTGAAAAAATCAATAGCACTTTGGGTCAACAAATGCAGTCGGGCTGCGCCTCGGGAGACCGCGTATTGTTCCAGTTCCGACAACACCGCCGAACCCAGCCCTGCTCCATCCGCCTACCCGCTGAACCATCAGATCCGTCCCATACTTATCGCCTACTCTTGGAGAATTTCAATGAATCAGCGAGAAGTATTTCTGGCAAAAGCATTGGAGACTCATAAAAAATATGAGCTGGCCACGACAGCTATGCGTCAGATGATGCGGGAGAACAGAGCCTTTGACCCTGAATGGGACGCGGCGGACGCTTGTCAGCTGGCTGCTCTCGAAGAATGGTCGTCGCTGCTCCGTCATTTCCATGACATTCATACGGCGGAGTGAGTCATTAGGGTGAGGTTGAAGGGGTGGGGCGAAATGAATTTACCGGCGGTCCACAAATTTGAATTACCAGGGCCGTCGTTACTCCATTACTTGAGAGACACCAGTTTCTCAATTGCGGTGAACTCCGCTTGAGGCAAATGCTATGACGTCGTTCGAAGAATTCAGAAGCACATCGCACGAGCTTCTTATCGAACTGGATGCTGCGACTACAAAAATGATGATGCTTGTTTCTGCAAAAGAGGTGTCCGGCCCTTTCTGGGATGATGCCACTCAACGCCATCTCGAAGCCATGGACGCATGGCACGCCTTTCTCAATATCCCTCCAGGTGCTACCGTCAAACGGCCTGCTATCTAAAATATTGCCATCGGATCAGTTGTTCCTGTCTGCCATGAGGAGGTAACTGATGCAACGGAGAGAATTATTTCTGAAGGAGTGGTTTAAGGTGGACCGCTCACTCGGTAATGTGCGCAATCAAGGACCCTAATTGATAAAACCCATTTGGCCAGAGACTCTGGGCGATGGCTTGTTCTAACTCGACGTCAGCAACTTCAGCCGTGCTTCCAAAGCTGCCTCGAAATTGAGGTAGAGCCGTTCCGCGTCGCCGGAGCGTAAAGCACCGACCGTTTCCATCCCAAGCACGAAACCTTCCGCCCGAGCGCCGGCCTTCACGGCCACAATCAGTGAGTCAGCGCGCCCTATCTGCGCCAAAAGGCGCTCCGCTTCCCGCTTCATCTTGTCGTTCAACACCACACATCTTGCACAACGGCGATCCTCTAATGGGACATCCCATGCATCACCAGTAAGACCACTGAAGTCCAGACGAGTGTCATCAGGATTGAGAGTCCGAGCAGGTGCTTATCCATGAGCGATCGCTTCGAAAAAGCCGAAGAATGAAGTAGAGGCCGACACCCAACAAGACTGGCGGGACGCCATCACGCCGTTACACCGATCAGCTATCCACACGTTCGCCTAAAACAGCCCTCCCAATTCAGCGGGCGTCCAGTTCATGATGACCAGCTCGCCACTGACCTCGGCTTTCCCCTGGCGTTGGTTGCTGTTGCTGTAACGGATGTCCAGTGTCTCGAAATGAAAGCCGTCAAACACCCGCCGAATGTCCGGATGGTCATTGATGCTGACCATCACCTTGCCTTTACAGCGGCGCATGAAGTCGGCCATTTGCTCGTAGTTCTCGAACGGGAAGTCCACCCCATAGCCGGCGGTCTGCCAGTAAGGCGGATCCATGTAGTGAAAGGTATGCGCACGATCGTAACGTTCGGCGCATTCAAGCCAAGGGAGATTTTCGACGTAGGTGCCGGACAGACGCTGCCACGCGGCCGAGAGGTTTTCCTCGATACGCAGCAGGTTGATGGCAGGGCCGGTGGTGGCGGTACCAAACGTCTGCCCGGTGACCTTGCCGGCGAAGGCATGGTGCTGCAGATAGAAGAAGCGTGCGGCGCGCTGGATGTCGGTGAGGGTTTCGGGACGGGTCATCTTCTGCCACTCGAACACCTGGCGTGAGCTCAGCGCCCATTTGAACTGGCGCACGAATTCTTCCAGATGGTTCTGCACGACGCGATAGAGCGTGACCAGATCGCCGTTGATGTCATTGAGGACTTCAACCGGCGCAGCCTGGGGCCGCATGAAGTACAGCGCAGCGCCGCCGGCAAATACTTCAACGTAGCATTCGTGAGGCGGAAAAAGCGGGATGAGGCGATCGGCCAGGCGGCGTTTGCCGCCCATCCAAGGGATGATGGGTGTGGACATAAAAAGCAAGACCTTTACTGTATGGATAAACAGGTGCTAGGCTCGCCGCGCTTCGTGCACGGAGTAAGAGCCTTGGCTGGACTTGCAGGGACAATCTGCAGGGACGGCGGTCGGGTTGGATGTTGACGCATCCACCCCGGTCGCTCTTTTTCACTTCGGTGTCGAGACTTCTTTGGCGTAGGCCTGACAGGCCGCCAGGGCGATCAGTCCTTGGTCGCCGGCATCGGTGATGCCGATAATTCGTTGAGCATGCGCTGGGTCAAGTTGGGCTCTTGCGGCTCCATGAACCACGCCGCCGGTTGGGGTGGCGGCTGACACTGTGTTGCCACTTGCTGCATCGGTGGCGTCGAGTAGGACTGACAACCGCAGATCAGCAGTGGCAAGACGGTCGCGCAAGCGACCTTGATCACGTTGGACATCGCTCAAGACTCGATAATGGGTTTGTTCACCGGCCGACAGCCGTTGTTCCAGAGCCAGACGTTTGTCCTGCTCGGCCTGTTGTTGCGTCGCGGCAACCTGGGTCAGCTGATTCAGCGTCTCGGCCTGCAGGCGGGCTTGATCCGCCAGTTGCTGGCCGTAGCGCCAATCCTGAACCTGCCAGGCCAGCGCGGCCGAGCCGCCGGCCAACGCGGTCAGCAATAGACCGTTGGCTAGCAGCCGATACGGCGCAGGGATCAGGTCGAAGAGACACATAGCACTCCCCTCGCCCGTCCCCACAACTCCAGCCGATCTGCCAAACCATTGAGGCCACCGTTGATTTTGCGGGTTATCGCCTCGAACTCATCTCGATCGGCCAAGGCATTCAGCTCTCGAACCCACCAGAACCACGCAGCCGACTCAGCAGCCCATTGCGGCAACTCCAGCAGCTCGGGGGTGCGCAGCAGTCGTTCATCGCCGAACAACGCCAAGCTGCAGCGCAGGTAATTGTTGCGGCCGGTGATCTGGATCAAACCGCGACCGCGATAGCGCTGGCCATCCCCGTCTGCTTCCGGCGTGTTGCCCAGTTTCACCGCCAGATTGCCGGTGTCGTATTTGCTCAGGTACTGCCCGCCACCCAACTCACGGACGTACTGCAGCTGGCCCGACTCGTGCCCCACCTGGGCCAGGAACGCCGCCTGACGCGTCGGTGTATTGATTTGCCGGTGGACCATCGCAGCGTTGAGGGCGGATACAAAAACGCCCGCTTGGCGGCGGGCGTTCGGCATGATTCGTTGTAGCTGTTGCTCGGTGATAGACATACAAACTCCAGGCATAAAAAATCCGCACGCGGCGGATTGGGATGCGCGAGTGCGCGGTTACAGGGTCACGACTTTGAGCGGCTTGACCTCCTTTTTCTTTTTCTTGCCCTTGGCATTGGCCTTGCCCGTCTTGCCGCCGTTGCATTCGACGGTGGTTGACCAGCCGGCTTGGGTATAAACCTGCTCGACGGAGTCGGCCAGGTATTCGCCATCGAGGCCGACCTTGAAGCCCTGGGCGATGATCGAGCGTTCGGCAAACAGGTCCGTGCGGCCGGGCATCTCAAAACGCACGCCGGCGCTCGATCGGTTGAACGCGGCCAAGCGCGCCTTGGCGGCGGATTCGGCGGCGGTTTTGTCGGGGTAGATATGCCGATCGGTATGCACCGCCGGCAGGCCGGCCGGCAGGTCGTCATTGTCCAGGGACACCACCACCAGCTTTCCAGTTTTCTTGTCCTGATGCTTGGCCCCGACCGACTTGTGCGTGTTGCGATCGCCGAGACTGAATTGCCAGCGACTCACGTCACGGCGCGTCAGGGTGATCGCGCCGAAAGCCTTACCGCTGGAGGTCTGCCCGCCCTGACGCGGCATCACCAACAACTTGCCGTCCGCCACCTTGGCTGTGCAGTCGTATTGCTTAGCCAGGCGCGTGATGAAATTGAAGTCCGATTCATTGAGCTGGTCCGCCCGGGCGACCTTCGTCGACACCGGACACCCCGGCGCCCAACCGTTACGCGCGGCGATATCGCCGACGATCTTCGACAATGGCACGCCCTCCCAGCTCCCGCTGCGGATGGTCTTGCCACTGCCGCGCATGTCGCTGGCCTTGCCCTTGATCACGATCGTATCCGGCGGGCCGGACACCGTGACTTCGTCGACCACGTAGCGGCCCAAGCGGGCCAGCCCCGTCTCGGCATAGCCCAGGTAGACCTCGATCCCGATGCCGCGCCGAGGCAAGGTCACCAGCCCGTCACGATCATCAATGCGCAGTTCGAAGGTGTCCGAATCCATGCCCGGCTTGTCGGTGGTGCTGAGCTGAATCAGCCGATCGTTGATCAGGCCGGTGATGTCGGTGCCATCGGCCACGATGCGAAACATGGGAGTCATGGATTTTTTCCAAAAGAAAACCCGCACAAGGCGGGCTCAGGGCGGGAGTGGCGCGTTACGCGTAACGAACGAATTAGCCGGCAAGCGCTCCGGACGGCGTCAGTCCCACAAGGTGACTTGTTCCTGGGCGGGCGCCGCCAGATCCGGCAGCACGATCACCACGCCGTCGCGGTACGGCTGCGGCTCATCGGCCAGCCCCTGATTGGCATCAAGGACCGCCTCCACGCTGCCGTTGAGGTGGCCATAGAAGTTATGGCAGATGGTGTCCAACAGATCCCCGTCAGACGTTCTGCATGTCGTCGCCATAGCGCCCAAACTCCAGAGTGAACCCTTGTTTACGCGGAATGCCGCCCTGCATCAGCGCGCTTTGTTCTTCCTCGACGCTTTTCAGGCACCAGGTGCCGAGCGCATCGCCATAGCCCGTGGTCAGCGTCAGTGGTTTGAGCTGGGCCCCCAGCGCGCGCAGCGTGTCGAGCTGCTTCAGGCCGCTCTTGAACCCGGGAAAGATCGCACCCTTGAGCGTGATCTTTTCGTCGCCGATGCCGACACCCTGTTGCGCCGGCCGACGCGACAGGCGCTCCTGGGAGGCCCAGCGGAATTCGGTCGAGCGGCGCAGCTCATCAAAGGCCGCCGTGTCGAGGTTGAAAAAATACGGCGGCGCCTTGGGGTCTTGCGGCTGGATGATCAGCAGGTGCGGAAACGGTTTCACCGCCTCCGGCGCCGGCGTCTGATCCGTGGCAAAGGCCCCCGTGGGCACGATGTTGGCCAGCGACGGACTGACCTTGCCGGCGATCTTGTTGATCGCCGTCGCCGCCTTGCCCGCCTGCTCCTTCAGCACCCCCATCCGCTCGTCAATCTGCGACAGCGCCCGGGTGGCAGTGCCGTACATGGCCACCACTTTTCCGACCTGGGCCTGAGCCGCATTCACCCCGCGCATGACGCGCTGAAGCTTGGCCCCGATCGCCGGACCGACAAAAGGCAAACCCTCCAGCTCGGACGCCGCGCCGGTGATTTCCCCGATCGCGCCATTCACCGGCCCCAACATGCCGTCCAGGCTGCGCCGGCCAGTTTCCCCGGCCGTGGCCAGAAACTTCATTCCCGACTGTAACCGCTCCAATGCAGTCTTGTTTTGATCAGACATAGGCACTCCCGATTAAACGTGCGGCGCGTCAAAGAGCTGAGCGCTTCCCACCTGCTTGGCCATGTCGCGATAGTACTGATCGAGCTGCGGCTTGATCTGCGCAAAAAGCTGATTGCCATCCTTTACGTCGCCGTTGACCGTCAGCGAAAACGGCGCCTGAATCGCCACGTTTGACTCGACTTTGGGCGCCTCCGCTTTCGCCGCCATCGGCTTGACCAAGGCCCCCGCCGCCGCGTCCGCGCTGGCCGACGGCAACATCATGGCTTTGGCCGCCTGCCCCGGTTGCGGCACCGGATCTTCCAGGCCCGAACGAATGACTTTCGGTCGACGCAACTCCGAACCCGGGAAGCGCACCTTGTTGGCAAAATGCGGCATCAGCATGGCGTCTTTCGAATCGAGGTTGCGCGGGTCATACGACACCGGCGGCGCGGCCGGCACGATCGGAGCGGCAGCGGCCGGCACGATCGTGGCAGCGGGGGTCGTCGTCGCGGCGACGGCCGCCCCCGGGCCGGCGCCGGGCTTGGCCAGCATCAGCGGCCCGGTGGTCGACGGGGCGAACGACTGGGCAATCCCTCCCAGCACCGGCGGGATGTCCTTGCCGGCATTGGCCATCATCAGCGGTCCGGCCGCCGGCAGGCGCTTCAGTTCGTCAGGCGTGCCAAACGCCGCTTTCCCCAGCGCACCGCCCAGGGCGTCACCGCCCTGGCTGCCGAGATAACCGCCAATCAAACCACCGACGAAAGTGCCGACCACCGGCAGGACCATCGTGCCGAGCGCCGCCCCAGCGGCCGCCCCAGTCAGCGTACCCGCCAAGCCGCCAGCGGCCGCGCCGTAACCTTCGGCCTTTTCGTCCTGCGTCACCGCGTTGTCGTAGGTGTCCTTGGCTTTCAAACCGGCCTCAACGACCGCAAAGATCGCCGGCCCCTTGACCCCCGAGGCCACGGTTCGACCGACGCCACTCACCGCCCGCCCGACTGAACCGGCAGCGCCGGCCGTGCTGGCCGCCTTGGCCGTGTTTGCGGCGGTCGAGGCGACACTGGCCAACTTGCCGCCTTTACCACCCCGGCGGCCCTTCCTGCCCTTCTTGTCGCGCTTGCCGTCGTTGTCCAGATCGCCAGCATCCAGACCACCACCCCCACCGCCACCACCGCCCACCACAATGACTTTTTGCGGGATGTTCGGGTTACCCATCAGCGAACCGCGCCCGATGTTGAGCAAGCCCTTGGCGATCTTGAAGGTACTCATGGCGCTCTGAAAGGCGATCACCGCCGCCACGGCCGCGCCGATCCCGGTCACCAGCTTGGGCGATTCATCCGACAGCTTGCTCAACCCTTGGGTGACGTAGGTCAGCCCGTCCGCCACGGCATCCGTGACCGGGCGAAACGCGTCGCCGATCGCGCGCATGGCGTCGTCAGCGCCCTGCGCCATTTCCGACCACTTCTGCGCCGACGATTGCCGGCGCTCCTCCAGGTTCTTGTCCAAGATCCCGGTGGCGTTGGCCGAATCCTTTTTCAGACTCGCGTACAGCTCCTTGTTCTGCATGAACGCGGTCAGCGCGCCCTTGACCTGCATGTCGGCGAACAGATCGCCGGTGCGCAAGGCTTGTTCCAGGGACGCGATCATGGCCTTGGCCTTTTCCGGGTCGGCCTCCTTGCTGATCTTGGCCGTGGCTTCGGCCATGGCGGCGGCCTTCTTCGGATCGGTCGCCGCGATGTACTTTTGCGCCAGTTCAAAGCTGGATTCCAGAGTGGATTTCCCATTCTGCAGCCCGGTATTCATCGACGCCTGATAATCGATCCCGGCCTTTTTGTAGGCCTCGACCGTGTCACCCGAGCCGATCTTTTCCATCCAGTTCTTGAGGTTGTTGGCCGCCTCATCGGATCCGCCGGCAGTCTTCATCTGCACCTGAAGCATGGCGCCCAGTTGCGACACCGAGTCCATGCCGGTGATGCCCAGCTTGCCCATCCCCGCCAGCAACTCGGGGAACCAACGCGCCATGTCGGCCGCTTCGAAACTGCCCGCCTGCCCTTGGTAGGCGATCGCCTCCAGGGCCTTTTGCATCATGGCCGGGTCGGTGATCTTGGCGTTTTGTCCCAGGGCGTTGATCATGCGCGCCGTTTCGCCACCGTCGGAGCCCTGCCCCACGGCGAACTTGGCGGCGGTCGGGGCGTATTGCAGGGCCTTGTCCAACTCCATACCGGCGCCCACCAGGGCGTTGACCACCTCGGCCACCTGATTGCGCGCCATGCCCGTATCGCGCGACGTGTCGACGATCTTTTTCGACAGCTGCGCCTCTTCGGGTTTGTTGGCAATGTTCGACTTGATCGCAATGTCGCGAATGATCGCGCCATAGTCCGCGCTGACCTTGGTCGGAATCGCCATCGCCGCCGTGGCGGCCACCGCTTGGCCGACACTGCTTTTGAGTTTCTGCTTGCCTTCGTCGAGTTGCTGGTGACCTTTGGCCTTTAGCTCGGCCTTGTTCGCCGCCTGCCCCATGGCCGCATAGGCCTTGGTCAGATTGCGCACCTCTACGCCTTCTTTCTTCAGGCTGTTCAGGTTGCTTTCGAGTTGCTTTTGCAACGCCGAGGCACCTTTTTCGCCCGCCATGTGCGCCCGGCGCCATTCGTCGCGCAGGCGCATGGTGTCGCCAATGGTCTTTTCCAGCACCCGGGCTTTTTTGCCTTCCGTCTCCAGGCGCTTGATGCGACTGGTGACGTCCTTGAACGCAGAGCCCACCGTGGAGCTGACCGCCCCGCCAATGACCAGACCGAGCGCGAGTTTGTTCGCCATGTGCGTGCCCTATACGTCGGGGAGTTCAAAGGCGGCTCAATCCGTGAGCCACCACAGCATCTGATCGAAGGGCAGCGACTCAATCTCGGCCGCCGAGAACCCTGTCTCTTTGGCCAAGCGTTGAGCCGTGTCCCTAAGCGTGACGGCGTTAAACGTCGTCTTCTTCGACCAGGCGAAAATAGCCCGCCGAAAGGCGCTGGTAGTCCTTGAATTTCAGGGTCAACAGCTCGACCTCAGACAGCCCGGTCAAGCTGCCGAACAACGACAGCTCCTGCTTTTCATAGTCGCCATTGCCGGCGATCTTGGACGCGCGCCAATCCTTGAGACTGGGCGCGCGCATGGTCAGCGAATCGGTCAATACGCCGCTGATCAGGGTGGGGTATCGGAGCGTTACGGTCACGCCCTCATCGGCCAGCTTCAGCCACTTTGGCAAGGTCGGCGCGGTGGTGTCTTGGCTTACTTGAGTCATGTTCTTTGAGTCCTTAGAGGCCGAGGGCCGAGCGTTCTGCCGCCAGTTGATCGACACCGTCGACCACCTGAATCATGTTGAGCGGGTCGATCTCGTACATGACGCGACCGTCGATTTCGAGCTTGTAATAAATGCCCTTGATCGCATGCTTGATTTCCGCCTTGTCGCCCGGCTTCCAGTCGCCCATGTCGACCTCTTTGATACCGCCGCGCAGGGTGACCACCACCGGCGTGATCGCCCCCCTGAGGCCCTTGAAAGCGCCACGGAACACGATGGTGCAAGCGGTCTGATCGGCCAGCCCGAAGTACTTCAGCGATTCACGGCGCACGCCGTTGGTGGTAAACGCCGCCTCGAGCTTTTCCAGGCCAATGGCAATCTCGATCGGCGCGGACATGCCGCCGCCCTGATAGTCATCGGTCTTTTGCGTCAGCTTCGGCAGCGACAGGGTCGGCACATCGCCGGCGAAACTCACGCCGTCGACAAAGGCGTTCATGTTGGTGAGAACTTGAGGAATCATTGAGCGGCCCCCTTAGGCGGTTTCAAGAACTTCGGTCAACCATTCGTTGGTGACTTCAATGAGGAAATTCGGGTTTTCTGCCGGCGGCACGTCGGTGAAGCGGATGCGCCAGTAAATTTTGCCCTGCTCGATTTGGCTGGCCGTGTTCATCTCCTTGTCCGCATAGACTTCGAAGTTGATCACCGCGCCGGCGTTCTTCTGGTCGCGCATGAATGCCTGAAGACCTTCGGTCACGTCCTGTACATAGGTCTTGGTGATGGAGCGGTCTACCGCCCATTTGTGCCCGGCTTGAATCGCATCCATGAGGATGTCGCAGGTACGCACCCGGGTAACGAACGCCCATTTCGGATCGGTGGACAACGTGCGGTTGCCCCACAGGCGATAACCGCCGTCGCGCAGAATCGTCGAGATGTTCGCGTTATTCAGCAGGTTAGCCCGGCAGGTTTCGTCGCCGTCCAGGTACTCGATCGGGCGCTTGGTGCCGGTGATGCCGACAAACTCTTTGTTCGACGGCGACGCCCAGTAACCGTAATTGGCATCGGTCCAGGCAAAGAGCCCAGCGACCCACGCCGAACCCGGGGCGTCGACCGTGGCACTGAGAACGGTGTCCCAGTACTTGACGCCGGGGTCGACCAGATACAGGCGCTTGCTGCCGAACTCCTGGGCGTAAGCCATAACCGCCTCATCGGTGGTGTTCGGGCCGTCGATGATGGCGATCGCGCGCAACTTGCCGGCCAGGGCGTCCATGGCGGTGGCCACCGCTTGCGTCGAGGAATGCCCCGGGGCGATCAGCAGCTTGGGCTGGGCGTTGTGTTTGCTCTTGCCATCCAGCAGCGCTTGCAGGCCGGTACGCTGGCCATCGGCCAGAACGCCACCAATGATGGCGGATGTTTGCAGCGCCTCGTCAGCGAGCTTAGGCACGCCGATGGCGACGATCACCGCCTTGGCGCGCACGTAGATCGCCTTGGCGGCCTTGGTGATTGCCGAGTCAGGACCGAATGCGGCAATGGCTTCGCGTTCGGACGTGAGCAACACCAGCTCGCCGGCCAGGGCCGTACCGCCGCCCAGCACACCAGGGGTGAAGGTGTCGCACAAGCCGATGATCGACGACGACGGCAGCGAGATGGTGCGCGCACCGGTGTCGATCAACGTGGTGGTGACGCCATGGAAAAATCCAGTAGCCATTTATCAATCTCCAGAAACGAAAAAGCCCCGCGTGAGCGAGGCTGTCGGGGTGGTTCGTGTTACGCGTAACGGAAAAGAAAACGCCCCGTCAGTGCGGGGCGTTTAACGAACTTTATTGCGCGCCCTCCGGCACGGGCGCCGGCGTGTCGGCGCTGTCGGCGGCCGCTGCAAAAAACGCACGGATCATGTTGACTGCCGAGTTTGCAAGCTCCTCAGCGTCTTCCTCCTGCTCGCTGGCCATACACGCCCGGATTTGTTCCTTGGCGGCCAAACGGGTAGTTCGAATCCACACCAGGGCGGCGCTGTAGGCTTCAGCCTCGGAAAGAATGTTGTCAGCTGCTTGCTGTGGCGTTCGACCATTGATTGCCCATGCCGCGACCATTGGCGGGATCGCAGCCACTGGATAGCCGGCGGCCTTGAACGCCTGCGCTTCATCAGCCGTGCGCTGATACTCCAAAGCTCGCAGAGGATCACCCGCGACTTCCACACGGGCCGCATCTGCGGCCTGATCGACACGCAGACAAAGTTCCTCCACGGTGGGCAGGACAATGGAGTGCCCACCATTCACGCGAGCGACATAGTCCAGATACCGAGGATCGGCAGCGTCAATCTCGACTTGATTCGGCCACACACTCGGATCTTGTGGGCCGCCGAAAGTCCCAATTACTCGACTGAAGGTATCGTCTGAAAATTGAACGCAAACTGTTTCAGTGATCATCAGAATTTGTACCCGTAGCAGTTAAATTGGGTTGTCACCAAAGGCCCAGTGGCTTGCAGCCAAATGTATTGCGTCGTAAACAATGGCACGTCGCGAAACGTGAACGTAACGTTCTGGCCTCCCGCCGTCGACTGGCCCACATACGTCGTAAATCCAGGGTTGGCCGTGCCCGCCGCGGTGCCGGCGGCGACTACAGTGCATTGCCCGGCACCACTGACAGTGCTGGCCGAGTTCATGTTGATGCTCTTGGCATTGGGTGGCACTGAGGCAGTAAGGGAAACGGGCGTGAGTGTCGCCACGAGGCCGCCATAGATCGACTTGTAGGTCATCACCTCCCGGTCCACCACTTCCAAAACAGGGAACTGACCACTTGCGTTAATCGGAACTACCGCCACCAGCGCAGAGGCGGTATAGCCGGCTGGCAAGCTGGCGGGCGGGCATTTTTCTGACAGAACGCCGGGGGTGCCATTCACGCCCACAAGCGCCATGGCTTTGGTGTCAGGGTTGTAGACCACGTAAATACCAAGCCACCCATTGACCGGCGCACCGCCAGCCACGCCCATGCCGCCCGCACCTACGGCAGATAAGTTGATCGACTTGTTGACGCCG